GTGCAAGACGAAAATATTGTAAAAAAAACTTGTAAAGATTTAGGTCTTACTTATAAACAACTTGGTGAGGCAATAGGATACAAGCCTGATACTATGAATAGTGTTGCTTCAAGAGGAAAAGTAAGTGAACAATTACAAAAGGCTATTGAAATGTATTTAGAGAATATTGAACTTAAAAAACAATTGAGCGACTACGATACCTTAAAAAGTGCCATAAAAAGGGCGATTGAATAAGGTAGTGTACATAAGGACACACCCTTATTATTGTAGAAATACATACTATAAACTTCAATGACTGCGTAAATCAATATAATAACTTGACAAAGACAAATATTTACAATACAATTCTCTTAAATAAGCTGTAAAACACAGCCATTAAGAGGTACTATTATGGATTTAATCAAGATTGATTTTAAAGCAGACAAGTTAGAAGTTATTGGTGAATTAGTTGTCGTAAAAGACATTTGTGAAAATATTGGCATTGAATACAAAAGACAATATAAAAAACTACAATCTGACTCAACTTACCAAAGTAAACTTATTGAAGTTAAAACAAATGGTGGCATCCAAAAAGTTTTCGCAATCCCATACGAAAAACTAAACGGTTGGCTTTTCAGTATTAACCCAAACCGAGTAAAGCCAGAAGTTAGAGAAAAACTAATCGAATACAAAAACGAAGCGTTTAAGGTTCTTCATGATTATTTCAATAAGGGCTATGCAATGAAGCCTGAAATTAAAGCAGAACTTGAAAACATCATAGTCACTCAAAACACAACAATAGCACTTCTTCAAAAGCAATTGGAATCTAAATCAAACCAGATTACAAAGAGACCGAAAAAACACCCAATGTCGTACCTCTCACCAGTTGAACATAACACTTTTTTGGAGCTTGTGTTCCAGATGTTAGAACAAAAAAAAGATATTGCAAAGTTCAAAAAGGTACTAACCCAGCGCGAAAACAACATGCAAAACTTCTTAAATAGCTTTGTGAACCGCTACCCAGAGGCTAAAAGTTACATTGAAAAATACAATACCTGACGGCTCATACCGTTCATATAATTTTATTTCAAATTTCAAAATAGTTTTAAGTTGATATAATTAGGTATATTTAAATTAAGGATTTATGATGACTAAAGATGAACTTTATGAGAACTTGGAAATTTTTTCAAGAAAAGACATGATTTTAGTAAATGACGAAGTTATTGTAACAAATGAGGATTTGGATGACGATTGGTTTGAATTATCTGATTTTGCGGGAAATGAAGATATTGGCAAAGAATTTTATTTCAATCTCGTTACTCATGTGGATTTTAAGGATAATTTCGAGAAATTTGAAAACAGTGAGAATATATATGAAACAACTTTTAGACAACCGCTTGGTTGTGTAGTTAGATTTGAAGTAAATAACATTATTGAAAAACAACCGTAGCAGGGACACTAATAATCAAGGCGGTTCACTCTCTAAAACTGCCTTAACCATCCCTAAATTTCCATAACACTCACTAGCTGTTTCAAAAAGTTCCACAACATAAATAGCTACTTCACTCTGCATAGTCACTTTAGGAACTACTGGCAAAGCTTTACAAGTTAATAATTCAGGCGCAATTATTGGAGATTTGTAAACTACCTCTTTAATTATCTGTGGTGGTGGGTCGCTGCGATTCGCGCAACCCGTTGAAAGTAGCACTAAGTACATTAGCCACAGGTGCATCTTCTTCATATCCAATCCTCTCTTTTATGATTTGAAACTCTTTAGCTTTTTCTAATTCTTCTTTATGATGAGATTCTACTGCTCTCATTTGCTCATTAAAAGCAATAGCTGCACGTTCTAATTCATTCGCATTACTGTTCGCAATCTCTGCTGAACGGTTAAATTTATCTTTCCATAGAGCATTATTCTTTTTTTCATATGCTACATCTTCAATTAATGAACTGTTTTCATACTTTAAAACTCCGATGTAACCCAAAACAACCGCAACAACTATCGCAATCCCTATTTTTATAATCCCAAATGAAGCAATGAATCCCATTTTGCAATCCTCTTTACATAAGTTATAGTCTCTTTTGAATGATGCCCTGTTACGTATGGCAGACATTTAATGATAGGCTCATACATTCGTGCCATGTTGCACTTTTTTTGCGCTTTGATAATGTTTCCAAGTCCAGCGTTATAACTCGCTTGCGCTAATTTTTGGCGTTCTGATTGTGGGCGTTTACTTTTCCATGAACGCCTAAGCGTAAACATATAGTACGCACCAGCTTCTATCGCATATTTAGGGTCATATGCACTTGCTTTAAACCCTAACCTTTTTGACATATCTTTCCAAGTGTATGGCATAAATTGAGCTAAACCCATTGCACTAACTGGACTTGTAGCGTTAGTATCTAGTCTACTCTCCTGGTACAGTTGAGCTTTATAGTTTGTCCAAAAAGGATAATCAGCCCAATAGAGCTTTACAGCTTTTTTAATTTGGCGGTCGTACTTCTTAGGAAAGTATTGTGCTTGCACCGTATGCGATACCAAGAAAACGCAAACCATAATAAATAGCAAGTGCTTTAGAATCATCTGAAATCTTCCTCATATTTTTTTTAAAGTTTTGACCGCTTAATTTATCAAGCAACCTTGCTAATAGCCAAATCCCAAACACAACCATTAAAAAATATATTGTCCTTGAGATAGCCCCCAATGTCATAAAATCAATCATTTCGTTCATCTTTTATATTCTCCTTAGTTTCAAGTTTTAAATTCAAGTTATAACGACCTGATAATATTTTAATAAGTACATGTATCCCCTCTGTTCCGCTGTATGAAGCCATGCCAACAATAATAATCATTAAGTTTGCATCTATATCAAAAAACACACACGCATGGAATGCCAATATGCTAACAAAACAAGAGGTGATAAGCCCAAAACAAAACACTGTAATAGAAAAACGCTTTTGTCCTGTATGTATCTGTTTCATATCAGAGGCAACACGAGCAAAAATTGAGATTATAATTAGCCATGTGTATCCAAATATGCCATCAGGATTATAAATCTTTGTTAACTCTTCTAGTTGAGGAATCATCTAAAAAACCAATCCATAAGAGACAAGACACCTAAATATGGTGCGAACCATGTAAATATGTATTCAATCATCTTGCTTGCTCACAAAAAACCTCTAACCCATCAACAGTTTCTGCCCATCTTGCATTAACTTCAAATGGATTTTTTCTATAACCTACTAAATAAGTCCACAGTGAATAATGAATAGCAAACTTCAAACGCCCACATTTTTTAATCTGCTTTATATGGTGCAGCTCATGACGTTTTAACTTTTCATCATTTAGAGCATCTTCATCAATGTAGTAAATCGTATTCCAAAACGAAGTCCAACCTTTGAACTTTCTTTTTTTCATATACCAACGAATAGGACTGAATTTACCTACTATTTTGTGCTGCGTTTCAAATAAAAAAGAGTGCTTGAGATATAAAGTAAAAAGAAATATGATTTTTTTCATCATACCACCCCAACTATGAGTGCTTTTGCTTGTAGTGCTAACACCCTAGCAGTTTTTAGGTCTGCTAAGGTTACAGTCTGTGCCACTGCATTGTTTTTAACTTTCCATAATGTGGAAGTTTGACTTGAGTCAATAACAATACCAATAGCCTCGTTTATATCTGCCCTGCTATAAGGGTCTGCGTAAAACTCATTACCATTTACTGTTACCGTAAGCTCATTCAATAAAACATTTTTCACATCATCAAAGCTTTTGCAACTATCAAACTTATTGCAAAATATTGAGTCACTAGGGATACTTACTCTTGATAAGCCTGTATCTTGTTCAAACTGAGTAACATCACCTGATATGTAGTAATATATAATATTACCATTTTGAGCGGCTATGTCTCTTTCGTAAGGAGATGTATATATTACGTTACCACTCAAATCTTTTTCTGTAAACCTTGCACCTACTATACTGTTGTAAAACATTACACTGCTCCTTTAGTATTTAGTGATATAAATTCACTAACAATAGTTGCTTCTGACTCTAACGTGTCGGATATTTTAACCTCGTCAATATCCCTATTTGTCTCTTGAACTGTGTTATAACCTTTATTCCCGATTAAACAATCAGTTGTTATAGCAACTGCATCGGCAGCAATGGCATTAATAACATGCAATTTACCACCAGCTAAAGTTCCAGTTGTAAATGAGTTCGCACCTACGTATATTTTTGCAGTTGTTAGAGTTGTAGAAGACCAGCGTATAGCAAAAAAGAATGGTGTTGTAGTACCCATAATTGCTGTAATTTCTGCAATACCAGTACTCCCGTTATGCCAAATGGTTGGAGCAGTCCACCCATGAGAAATAGATATTTCTCCAGCTAGAGGAGTGACAGAATTAAAAGCACAAGAAAAATATCTATTATCTATAGTCCAATAGTTGCCCATGATATGTGCATAATTCCCACTAAGGCGCACTATTCTTGACGTTGTTAAATGTGTAAATACTTTTTCAGTAGCAAAATGGGCATCTGATAATGCACCACCACCTATTAGAGTAAGGCTTGCTACTCCATTTATAGGTGTTATTGAATTATATGAAGTGCCTAAAGCCGTCAAAGCCCAACTTCCTACTGTGCCACTATCTGTTAAATTATTCTCAAATTTGTAATAATGAGGTGCAACCCAGTCATATTGGGAGGGATTTATTGATGATAAAGCAACCTTTGTAAATGTATTGTCTGCTTTTTGTACTAGGACTACGTCATTACCTGATGGAGCGGTATCTTCTATTAATCCGTTGATTACATTCGCTGCCATATTAGAAGTACCAATATTAGTTATACTATTATCAGGTGCATTAATCGTTTTATTTGTAAGTGTGTCCAAGCTTGATGTTGTGAACACTGACGATATAACATCAGCGATAATTTGAATCGTTGTACCGTCTATTTTAACCCCACCAATTACGGTTGTTGATGCGGTTGGTAGTGTGTAACTAAGCCCTTTAATCCAATTTGCGCCATCACTTGATGGGTCAACGGTTGAAGCTAGTGAAACGTAAGCCGTAGTCATAAGCCTATATGTTTGAAAATCTATTGGTGAAGTTACTGAAACATATTGATTATATGTTTTGCTTATCCATTTTGGGAATAGGTTATTTACTATATCATCTCTAATTAATTGAGTTGTGTCTTTAGCAGCTATTGCTAAGACTTTTGCATCGTTTGAAGCTGTTGAGCTTAGTGCTGCTGCATTTTTTGAAGCTAATGCTGAAGCTGCATCTGCTTGAGCTGATTGAGCGTTTAAGCCTGATGCGGTTGTATCGTCATTTACATTAGTTACTGCTTGGTTTATTTCACCAACACGTAAATTAAAATCATTTTTTAACCCTGTTAAGTCAGGTTCTAAATTTGAATCTAAGTGTTGCACCAATGCTTCTGTTTTAGATTCAAATGTATCTGGGTCGGCTAGGCTTGGTGCTGGTGGTATATCTCTAACCACTGCTGTTAATTGTGCTATTGGCATTATATTAATCCTTCAAATTTTATTGATAATGTAGACATTACTGGTCCCTCATGAATTACTTTAAAGTCTTGAACAAATCCATAAGTAATTAAATAGTCGTAATAATCTCCACCGTTGTTTGCATTTAGTAGAACTTCTTTTCCGCGGATTGATGTGAGAAACTGCTTTATTTCACTTATTCTTGAAGTGAGTATGTTTACTTTAATGCTATGAATATCTGCGTAGTTGCCTTGTTTAATAGACTCATCACCAAAAATAGCATCACGTTCTTTTAGTGAAAAATCTAAAATTCCGCTATCACCACCATAGTTAGTTGTTCCAATATCGAAACTTTTACCAATAACTAATCTACCTAGCCTTGCAATGTTTCCAGTGTTTACTACTTCTACTTTTACTTCATTGTTAAAGCCTAAATTTACTTGTGATGTAATGTCTGTTTTATATTTAAAGTCGCCAAAGAAATAACTCATCCATGAAGTAGCTCCTTTATATTGTAAGGAAGCTCTATTATCAGTTGATAAAACATTACCTAAAGAGTCATAAACTGTAATTGTTGCACTCTTGGCACGAATGCCAATTAACGCTACCGTATCAGCTTTGTAAGTTTTTACTCTTAGCCATAGGCTATCTGTTCGAGCTGTTTTATTATTAGTCTTATCATCAAGGCAACGGTACAGATTTACCGCACCGACTTTAGTCCACTTATCACCAACTGTTGCAGACGGTTTATTGCCTACATTCGATGCTACATTGCTTGAATAAATATAATGCTTGTACCCAATTTCGTGGTAGCATAATTGATTAAGTGCATAAGTGGTAGCTGGATTGTAAGCATCTGCAGTAGTATTTGTCCAAAGTCCAAAGTCGTACCAAAAGTCACCAACATATAAGTCAGGTGCTTTTCCTAAACTATTTTCCATAGCACGATATAGATGTCCGCTATATACTAATAAGTCACCTTGATAAATATATATAAGTGCATTCCATGTTGGTAATAAGTTGGTGTGTTCAATGCTATTTGTAAAGACATCACTAACAATTAAATCTTCTTTATCTTTCAATAAAAAAGGAACTGTCATTTTCATACTGCAACCCCACATTCACTTGCATTAGATACTTTTATGCCCTCTATTCGTTGTCTCATACTGTTATTTTTAATAGTGTCTGTATCATCAACCAAAGAGATTAATAACTTAACTACATCTCTTAATTGTGCAGACTCTTTTTTAATCTCTTTTAATTCAGCGAGTAAAGCACCAGCGTTTAATGGATCATTAGGATTTTTAAGAGGTATGACACCGTTATCCATTTTTAGTTCTGGGTATCCAGCTTCACCAATTATCCCTAGAGTTGGCCTTGTAACAATTCCCCCATTTGCAAACCCATAAGCTTTTAATGCATCATCAGCAAGCTTGTACTCTTCTGTATTAGTTCCACCGCTCATTGAAGCAATTTGCCCACGAAGCAGTAATGCTTCACCTGAAGAGATACCACCTTGGTTATATAAATCCCAAGTTTTGGCATAATCACTTTGTGAATATGTAATTGGTGATACAGAGTTTGAAACTGTACTTATACTAGTTGCTGTTGGTGTAGTAATTGTTTTAGTTTGAGTTACCCCCATTGCTGAAACTAAACTACTAATTGAAGATATAAGTCCACCATCATCAAGTGTTGTAGTAATAGGTTTAAAGCTAATGTTATTGACTGCTCCAATAACCCCAAGACTTGCACCAGCAATACCAGCATTTAAATTTTTTATAGCCTCATCAATATCCCCAAGTGATGTGTCTTGATAACCTGAGAGTGCTTCTATAGCCTCAGTTGTTTTATTAAATTCAAGTGCATACGTTCCGCTGTCTCTTAAATATTTTTTAGAGTTTGCAAGATACTCTTTTGAATAACTAATTACATTCTGTGCATAAGGTGCAACATCATCGCCATTGTTTAATGCTTTTTTATAATCAGTTAATGCACCTTTAAAATATGTCCCAGTTATTCCTACTTGCTCTTTGAATGAATAAGGGGAAAGCTCTGCATCTAATTTTAAATCTTTTACATAAGTGTAAAGTGCTTTGATTGAGAGTAATCTATTCATTTCAAGATTATTCGTATCTTGTTGTAGGTTATATACTTCAAGTGCGCTATTTATTACAGGTGCAAGTGCGACTTTTGCTTCTGTTGTTAGAGTATCTTTTATCGCATAATACTCTTGTAGTATTGAACTTGCGCTATTACTTGTAATGCCTTTTAGCCCTAAATCGTCCTCAGCTTTTTGTCTTAATTGTTCAAAGTTTAATTGCGCTTCATTTACACGTGTAGTTTTTCCAGTGTTGATCCCATAATTAGTTAATGCTGTATCTGTTAAACTTGCATATTCATTTAATGTTAATAGAGATTGCCCTAATTTTTTAAGATTTTCAATTACATCATAAGATGGTTCAGAAGAGAGTATTGCTTTGCTATATTCTTCAAAATTATCAAGTGTAATATTTTCAAAAGACATATTTACGTTATTTATAGCATCAGCATAAGCTTTTAATTGCACTTCTGCACTTGCTCCACTTGCGCGTTCACCAAGTAATGCTTGTTGACCTTGGGCAAAGGCATAGTCTCTAAAGTAGCCAGTTTTTGATTGTGTTGAGTTAGCTGTAACTAATGCTTGTTGTACATTTAGATATGCAGATGGATCTACTATACCTTGCTTTTTCATCTGCACAACTTCGATCGCTTTAGTTGTCTCTTCAAGTGAGGCAAACGTAGTCAATATTAATTCAGAAACACTTGTATCTAGTATTTGGGCATTACCCTCCCACTCTTTACGGACATCTATTACAGCTTCATCGATTACAGACTTATTCATAAATCCAGCAATTAGCTCTGTAACCATCCCTAAATCTACAAGTAAGTTCCCTGAGAAGTTTCTTCCCCATTCACCGATTGTTAAATTAATATCATTGTTAAATACTTGAAACTCATCTAAGGTTACTTCAAAAGCGTTTAGCATATTGTCTAACTGATTTGATACAGCAGAGGTTAATTGAGTGTAATTACTGTCAACATCTTTATTAAACCAGCTCTTTTTAGTTGTTTCAGTCCAATTTGCAAATGTATTATCGTCAGTTAACCCAACTCCTTGGTTAGTTACTTTTGTTGAACCAAATGCACCACCTATTAATGCACCAACTGCTAATAATGCCCAACCTACTGGACCACTTGCAACGCCCGCTGCAACTAAACCACTTCCAATAGCTCCACCTATCGCCCCACCTATGCCAGCTTTAGTATCAGCATCAAATATCATGTCGCCTAATGAGCCAACACCATAACCAATACCAGCACCACCAAGCATACTACCAGCATATGCTGATGTACTTGCTCCTTGCATTGCTGTAAATGGTGAACTAAAACCAGCTCCAAAATCATAGATACCTTGACTTACTCCATAGTATCCTTGTGAGTAAGCTACATTTGCAACTTTTTCAAAGCCTGTCATTATTGTGTTGCTAATGCCTTTTGTTGCTAGATCATATCCAGTGCTTAAAAGGTTTGCTCCACTTAAAACTTGTCCGCCACTATTTACAGTAACGCCCTCCATATCACCCGCACCACTATAGATACCAGTAGCCTTATCAAAAGAAAAGCCTTGGTCAAGAAGTGTTGAAACATCAACGCTACCAGTTAAAGGTGAAAATACCGCGCTTGCTTGTTGAAGTAAAGGTGTGTAAATATTTGAGCCTAAATCTTTGAAAGTATTTTTAGCAAAACTCCCAATATCTTTAAACCCATCTTTCATAAAATCAAAAAAGTTTTCTTCGAATGACTTGCCCATTGAATTAGATATGTTATCCCATGTTGAGACTAATTCTTCAGATGTCTCTTTTGTTTCTTTTTCTAGTTTTTCTAAATAATTTTTTTTATAATATTTTAAAAGTTCTTCTTTGGATGCCTCATCAAGGTCTTGATATTCTTCTAATAACTTTTCCTTTTCAAACCACCATGCGCTTTCATAATTACCTGTTAATTTAAAATACTCTTGCCATTTGAATGCATTCTTTTCTGCATTAGTTTCTAATAATTTTTCTTTTTGCTCTAAAATTTTATTGTACTTATCAAGCTCTTTTTTATTTAGTTCTTCTATTTTTTTATTAAACTCTTTTTCTATTTTCTCTCTGGTGCTTGCAAACTGTCCAAATTTTACAAGCTCATCATCTCATTGTTTTATAGCTTTTGAATAAGCATCAGTAGAAACATATATTTTTTTGAGTTCCCTTAATGCTTTTGCTTCAGCATTTGTTGAAGTTATTAGTTTCTCACTTTCAGATTTCAACCCTACAGTAGCCATTGCTTGAGCATTTAATAGTGCTATAGCTTTTTCTTTTTGCTCATTACTTAAATGCTCATTTGATAAAATAATTTCATAAGCATCATTTAGTTGAAGGAGTCTTTTGTCTGTTTCTGCGAGTTCTTTTGTCTTTTTAATTGCTTCTTCTTGTGAGTCTAAATAGCTATCAACTGCCTCATAGCCCAAAATAAATGCAGTTGCCAAAAGACCAACTGGATTTGCTTTCATAGCAATATTTAAAGCTTTTTGAGCGATAGTTGCTCTTTTTGTAGCAGCTCCATAACTATTTAGTTTGAATGTTGCCTTTGAAGTAGCACGTCCATACATTGCTGTAGCAGTTGCTAATGCAGTAGTAGTTACTTTCGCAAGTATTGCACTTCCCTTATACGCAACTAAAACAGTTGTTACTGTAGATATTGCTGTTCCTAATATTTCAAATGAATCTATAACTGTTTGAGGGTTTATTTCTTTAATTACTTCAGTTAATTCATTTATTCCTTTAGTAATATCTTCAAAAACTGGCTTAGTTACTTCACCCATCATGATTGACCAAGCGTCACTCATATTTGACATAGAACCTGTAAAACTTGCAGATACATCTTTACCTGCTAGAGCAAAACCTCTCAATCTTTTTTCTAAAAATTCAAAGAGTTTGCCCTGTGCTTTCATTTGAGTAATTTGTTTGTTTGTAATCTGTAAATTCATCGCAACAATAGAGTTTCTGTCAATATCAGCCATCATAACTGAGCGCATTTCTTGTGCTAGTTGATCCATTGGCATACCCATTGCACCTGCGGCTTGTGTCATAAGTTTTGTATATTCAACAGTCTGTTTTATACTAAACCCTGCTGAGAGTGCTGGACCTACTGCTGATTGAAAGCCTTGTATTAATTGAGGTAGAGTTGCAGATGTTTCTAAATTCGCAACTTGAAGCATTTTAACGACTTTTGCACTTTCTTCAGTTGCTATTTTATATTTTTCTTGAACACTTACGACCTTATCTAAGGAAGTTATATTTTTTGAATTAATTGAGATTAAAGACGCTATACCAATTTGTGTTGTCTGCATAGAAGCATTAAAATCTATGCCTGTTTTAATTGTTTTATTATAAACAGAATCTAGAGCATAAAAAGCTTTTTCTAGTGCATAAACACCTGCAGCCAAATGCCCCATACTTTTCATTCTTTTTTGAAATTGTTCTGTTTTTTTAGAAGAGTCTACAATGGTATTGCCAAGTTTTTCAAACTCTTTTTTGATAATAATCAGTTCTTTAGTATCAGCATCAATGCCAATTTTAATGCGTAAATTTTTTGCACTCATGCTATAATCCTTTCATGGAACTCATTCAAACTATGATTATTGTATTTGTTGCTGTATTTGGCGGTGGCATCATTTTAATGATGACTTTTTTAGGTGCTTCTAGTTAAATCTTCACCTAGTTTCGCGCTCATACTTTTGCAAATAGCATAAATCTCAATTGCATCTAACTTCATTTTTTTACAAGCATCTTTAATGATTAAATAATCATTTTCAATGCTGCTCATACCACTTTTTAAGCTTAATTGCCAAATTTGAGCAATTACATTTTCTTCTTCATCCAGCCATACAGTTGGATTATCATCAGCTAAATCCTCTTTGTACTCTTCTAAACTCCAACAGCTTTCTTTGTTTTTATATTGTGAGGCAAAAAGGACTAGCCTTTCTACTTTTTTTCTTTACTATCTTTGATTAAAGAATTTAAATCTTCCCAAAAAACTGCTATATCATCATTCTCATACATATCATTGATAAGATTTTTAATAGTTTCTTTCTTGTTTTTTATAAACATTAATTCAATACCAAACTTTATTGCTTCAAGGTTGTCATGGTCCTCAAATTTATTCATTAATTCTTTTTGCTGTTTGCTTGATAATGACTGTAAAACTAAATCTACTTTTTCACCATTTGAGAATTGATACTCTACTTCTATAATTTGTCTCTTTGGACTAAATACTTTACTCATCTTCTTTCCTTTTGATTTTGTTTCCCTTTTGATTAGTGGCTCAAAAGGAATTTAAAAGCCACCACTATTATGAATAGACTAAAGAGAAATTATCTCCACCAGCACTTGCCTCACAATTCCATTCACGATCATAAACTACTGCTGCGTTTTCATCTGATTCATTAGTAGTAGTTGGTTGACAATATGGAGCTGTTAAAGTAAGTGTTCTAGTACCATCTGTTAGAACAACAACAACTGATTTTTTTGTGTTATTTGCCAATTCAGTCCAATGTGTACTATTGCCTTTCGTCTTGATTGCTTTAATCTTAATAGTTGGCTTATAATCACTAATATAGAACTCTTTTGTATTTAGTGCATAAACTTCTTGAATGTCACAATTAATATTAAATTCAAAATTTTCAATATCAAATTCAGTGCCACCAACCGTAATAACTGTTGCACTTTTAATAATTAAATTGTTGTTAGTGTCTAGCGCAACGGTTGGATTCACTTCCATAGTCTCATTAAAAGTTGTGAAACCTTTTAGGTTAAAGTTAAACTTTGCAATCTCTCCAATAGCCCCACCAAATGTAAAAGTTCCAGCTACACCAGTCACTAAACGATAATAATCATCTACATATAATTTTGCTTGACCGTTTAAAATCGTACTAGTAGGTGCGTAAGTCATATTCACACCAAGAGTATTTGTTTCGCTAAGCCCACAAATCTTAAGTAAATCTCCTATTTCAGGTGCAGTGTCTACTGTTGTTGCAACTCTTGCTTTTACAGTTGCGCTAAAATCAGCCGTTACATAATCATCATTGACTAAACTTTTTGCATTGCCTAACATACCGTTACCAATGTCTGAATACTCAATGTTTTTAGATTGAGGATTTATAAAAACTTTCTCATCTGTTGTTATTACGTCCGCTGCAACTGGTAGTGCTAAACCAACTAAAAGCGTGTTTTTATTAGTTAATTGCTTTGCCATTTTTTATTACCTTTTTTATATATCCATTTTTTAGAAGCCCTTTTATCTGCTCCGTTTCTATTGCCTCAAAAACTGTTGGCATTTCCATACCCTTGATTTTTAAAGTAAATCCTAGTCTTACGATTTTATATTTGTTCATTCAATTATCCTTGTAATAGACAATCTGCTTCAAATAAGATAATCTCAAATTCAAGCTCTTGCATATCTTTTCGTGTACCAAGTAATTCTAAGTTTTTATCAGACGATTGCACGAATGCTAAAAAGCCATTTAGAAGTATTGGCGTAACGCTTCCATCTTTGACCCATACTGCAATTTTTGCTTTATAGGCGATTAATGCCTCAAATGAACGTTCTACTATTTCCGCTTTCACTACTGGCAAAGGTGCTAACATTGCTTTAATGTCTACTACTGCATCAAGTTCGCTTGCGTAGTGAGCCATTAAACAACCTCATTTAAAGCGATAATAGTTTCAAGCCCGTCATTTGTTTTTTTAAAGTTAAGTACCGCATAGGCGATTGAATCGATAACCATTTGTTCGCCCTCAGCAATTGCACTAACATCAGATGTCATTGCTTTTATTACCTTGCTACTCATGTTGTCGATTTCATAATCATCATCAAAGAAAACATCAAAATCAACTGTGTTGTATGTTGCTGTTGCATCTGCAAGTTCTGCATAGATGTTTGGCAAGTCTATTAATAGTGATGTTCTAAAGCTCATTACAGATTAGTCTCGATAAATTCTAAAAGAGGCTTTTTATTTAAGCCCTCATCGATTTCAAGACCGATACTGTTTGCATAATCAATAAGCTCTGCTTTATTCATTTTGTCTAACGATTTACCTGGTTGAGTCTCTTTAACTTCACCCGAAAACTTTTCTGCCTTTGAATTTAGAAACATTTTGTTAGCTAAGCCATCAGGAATATCTAAGACATCCCCTTTTTTATGGCTTGCTCCTCGAAAGTCAGTAGCTACTAGTAGTTTGACTTTCATCTGTTACCCAATCTTCACGTATACAGAACCAGCAGTCGCACCAGCTTTTGCACTCATTGCGCGACCAGCTAATGTATTTGCAGTTGCTGTTGTGGTAACTGTTCGAGCTGTTGTATCAAAATAAAGAACAACCCCAAATGCGATTGCATCTAATGTTGTTGCGGTAATTTCAAAGACACCCTCAAGTTCAAGACTGATAACGTCACCTGACACCGCATCATCTAGCGCAATACCGATACTGTCTGCCAATGGAACTACATCACCATTTGCAATTGTTGCTGTAGCGGTATAATCTACCATCGCACCCTGTTGAATTTTTGTTGCTTCTTTTGGCATTGTTTTTTCCTTATATTAAGATGCTAATTAAGCACCTGGATTTTTGTAAAGTGATTTGTGATCTTCTGCAACCACACCAAAATCAAATACACCTTGGAATATAGTCTTAGTAAGACTCTGAGAGTCCATTTGAACAATTGGTCTGCGACCTGTTCCAGCTAAATAACCAGCTTTGATTGTTCTTCTATCGCCCGCGATATACCAAGCACCAGCGGCAAGTTCCGCATCAACAATAATTGTCATCATGTTATAAAATGGATTGATTACACCAGCGTTTGTGTTTGCTTCTGTGCTAGCCATTGAAGATAGAAGTGTGCGAGCTGTGATTTCTTGCTCTGTTGCTACAATTAGGAACATTGGTAAAATATTTAGTGCGTTTTTGCCATCTTTTGACTTTTGGCGCATCATTGCAGTTCTTGCAGCTTCAAGAGTTGTCGCAGAAAGTGCTGCACCAATTCCAGCTAAATTGCTATGGTCAGCGTGAAAAATTGCTACACCATCTTTCATTGTGTAAGATGCATAATCATTTTTGGATTGAAGCAAATCGTAAACGATACCGTTTGCAGTACGTTTTGCCATCGTTCCAAACTCACCTAAAATATTTGTGAATGCAGATAAATCATCATTTATAATCATTTGGCGTGTTAATGTAAACTCTGCACCAAAACTTTCTAATTTCCAATCTTCTGATGCTTCCCCAAGTTGTTTCTCTTTTAACTCACCATTTTCTTTAAGTTTAGAAAGACGACCTGAATCACCAAGTGTAATATCTGTTTGATTTTTAAAATCATTTACATCAACTTCTTTAACCCATGTTTGATACGAACCGTTTTGTTCTTCATAAGCTTGTTCTAGTACACGATTACCTGAACTTACTAAAAGAAGTGGAAAGTCAGCAGACACCATTGCACGAGAGGCGATTTCTTGACGGTCATAACCGCTTATGCCTGTAACTCTTTTTGCAATATCGATTAATGAAGCACCGCGAAATTCGTTTACATCTGCATGAGGTTTATCTAGTTTAACACCAGCTTTTATAGCTACTGCATCACGAATTGCACCCATCATCGATTCACGTTTGCTGTCATCTTTTGGCTGTGCTGGCATTGATGGTTGATCATCTTTTCTCTCATCGAGAATAGCTTTCATCAACTCTGCACCTGTGCCTTTTTCTGCGAATTTATCTCTTAATGCATCACTAGCTTTATAAGCACTTGCAACACTTAATACATCAGCCTTTCTTTCAGCCTCTATTTTGTCAGCTCTTAGTGTTTTAATTTCATCCGCTTGCGCTTTTGCAATATCAGCACGAACTTTCATCAATTCCGCATCTTGGTCTTTGTCACGTTGTGCCATCGCTTCAAGTGCTTTTAATCGTTCTTGTAACTCTTTTAACATTTGTACATCTCCCTCATTGTTTAGATCACTTTCACGACCTTTATGTTTTGCCCCACTATCGAACCCGATTCCTACTGCTGAGAGTTCAATAATCTCAAAATCTGTAACAGTAACAATGTCAGATTCTCCGTTTCGTTCCTCAACTTCGTACTTATTAATTCTGTAACCAATAGATACATCTGTAAGCGTTCCATTTTCATATTTACGCTTTACATCTGCACCTGACTCATCAAAAACCACATCAGTAACCAAAGATGCCCCATCCATTCGTTTGTTTTCAATCCGACCTATCGCGTCGTCTACATCTCTGTTATGGTTTTTGAAAAAGGTGTTGAGTGAGTCCATATTTGCACCGTTAATATCAAGGCGTTCAATGTATGTATCACCACTCCACCAATCAAAGCGCAACCCCTCATTATTATCTGAGACAATAACAAAAGACAAAGCCTCTGTATCTGTCTTTTTCGTTGAAACTGTTGCAGCTCTTGTTTGGCTTGTACCAACTAATGCGCTGCGTTTTTTTAACTTAGGCACTCTTAACCTCCTGTAATGTTGGTTCTTCTGTTAGTCCGTATTTCAGTAATAACTCTTTTTCTTTTTGTTTTGTTTTTAAAATCTCTTCAAAATCACGACCTCTTTCATGTGCTAAATCTGTCATACTTGTAAGATTTAATTCAATCTCTTTTTCAATAGCTTTCATGTCTTGCTGAGGGTTTACCCATTCGCGTTTTGGGTAGCTCCATTTAGGAGCGTAGAATTTTGATTTATCATTTGCGTATTTAGCTGGGTTTATTGGTAACGTACCTTGCATAACTTCTATTTCTAACCATTCAGCAAAAATATTGTCTAGCACATAGTCAGTTATGTGTTTTTGTTCTTTGTCAAAGCGTTTATTGTCCTGAATTAATGAAGCTCTTGAAGATGCAAAATTAACTTTTGTGTAGTCTCTAAAAGCTAATTCATAAGAGATTTTTCTTGCAACCGAGATTGTTCGTACTGTATGAGTAATAAATTCACCATAACCAGCACTCCCAGCATCATTTGTATGTTTTGAGATTTTTTCACCACCTTTTAGGTAATAAACCATCAAACCATTAATATCTTGAATTTCTCCGTCTGTTGTAGTCTGAACGCTAAACACATCCGCATCACGATCAGACTCAACCACATAAGCAATCTCTGCATTAGCTCTTGCACTTTTAACTGTTGCTGATTGATAAGCTGAAAAGTTTTTAATATCTAATATGGCTTGTTTATATTCAGTAACACCTCTATATTGTGATGGTCTCTCTATTTTGAAATAATTTATAATATTGTTTGCTGGAATTACGATATTGCTATTTTTTGTTTTAAAGTTGTACTCTGTGACTCTTCCTAATTCGTCAATCGTCAGTCCACTTGTACCTTTAGATTCATCAAGGCTATCTGCTTCTATTAGTTGGAGTTTTAATCCCTCATCTGTTATTTTTTTATATATAAAGATTTCACCATCTACCATTCTATTTTCTAAAACAAGAGTTTGGATGTCTGTAAAATTTAATCTTCCTGTAATGTCACAATTCTTAGCCCATTGTTTAAATCTTTTTTCAATAGCATCATCAATTTTCTTATTGCCTGTTTTTGATTGCAACTCAATACCACGACCTATTACGTTATTGACAATAGCATCATCTATATTTGCCATTATTGGGTTGTTCGCACGTAACCATCTTGCACGAGCGCGCATTGTGCTACGGTCTGCGCTTGCTGTTTCCTCAAATGGAGAGTTGGCATTCCAAAAATCACGGTTTACAAGTGTTTTTTTGCCACCCTCATAAAAACCACGTTTGTTGGTGATTAAAGAATGTACACTACGAGAACGAGACATTACTTACAGCCTTTCGTGGTATTGTTGTTTGACCCTCGATAAAATTACGACCATGTGTTGCTATTTTCGTGAGAATTTCATTTTTTTCTTTTAGGATTAGTGAATAAGAACGGTGGACTTCTTTGTCAGCAGATTTATATGAGATTGCTTTTCGTGCAGCAGATAGAGAAACATCTATTTCATCAAGTATTTGACCAAGAGTCTGTGCCACTACACGCCTTTATATAAGAAATATATACGTTAAATGGCATTATGACTTTTATAGAAATTGTTTTATAGTCGACTATGATATGAAGTGTTTTTTTGTCTACGAGAGGCTAAAGCCCCTCTGCTATTTTTTTGACTTTATCCCAGTTGGGTGTCATTCCATTAAAGTGTAGTTGTAAATGCTCCATACTTTCAGAATGTTTATCAATATACTCTTTTAGCTCAGGGTAGCGGTTTCCTACACCTATTAAAAAGTTTTCAATGTTACCCTCAGTATCTAAATCCGCCATAATTCTCGTTCTCAAATTTTGTTTGTGTACAGAGAATTGGTAGATAAGTTCTAAAAGGGTATTGTGATCTACTGGATTTAAACCAGACTTTGGATGTTTTTTTGGCTTATCTTCAATCTTCTTAGATTCTAATTGCCTTTGCTGATTGGCAATAGTTGCATTTTGAGCCATGATTATATCTTCTAGCTCTGAATTTGGTTTTTGCTTACCACGCCAATAAGAGTTAATTACAGCAAAAGTCTCATTTTGAAATGCTATAATCTTGTCTCTCAAATCTTTTCTAACTTTGTTAGGATTGATTGAGTAGAGAAATGCTGGGAGATGGTCTGCGTCTAAACTAACCATTTCCTGTATTCCACTTTGTGTCTGATAAGGTATTGTCATATGACTATACCTAGAATCTTTCCCAAGTTTTCGGCTTTGAGTTCCCCAATCTAAACCCATTCCCTCAATTAGTGGTTTCATCGCTATATAAACCACACCTTGCTCATTCATTGCCGTGATAATGTCAGTTCCCACAACTGATATTAATTTTGTTCTCATTTTCTGTCCCTTAATATATTGTATATATTTACAATATATGTAAGTGTAGCGAATATTTTTAATATATGTCAAGTAATATATACATATATCGTAAATATTTAGGTATAATTTTTCATGCAAGATATTGAATTAAAAGACATATTAACTATTCCTAGCTCAACCATTAGTGAATGGAAAAAAGCAGATAACTACCGAGCAGTTCTCTATGAACTTTTAATAAACATGGATAAAGAAGAACTTTCAAAGAAAGTTGAAGCAATAAAGTTACTTAAAAACCTCAAATAATATAAATCTTACATAAATAATTAAAATATAATTTCTTTTTAATTTAATTCTAAATAGAATTAACCCTATTGTTTATAAAGGGGTTCAAATGATAAAGAATATATTGAGGTTATGGATTGCATTATTGTTAGTAGTTAGTTTTACAGGTTGTGAAAAAAAAGAAGTTTCTGAGATGAGTATCGAAGATATTAAGAACCTAAAAACAAAAGATTTAGAGGAATACACTCTAGGGGAACAACAAGAAATTGCCAAGCGTTTAATTGAAAGCGCGATGAAAGATGGTATGGAATTAGCCAAAAAAGAGCGTGATGAAAATATGCTAAAAATCGGACAAGAGAGAATAAAAACACAAAATATTCAAACAGTAAAAATAAATATGGCTAGTTCAGGTCAAATTATATTTGAAAAAAATGGTTGCAATGGATGTCACTCTGTAGATGGTTCTGTATTAGTAGGACCATCAATGAAAGGATTAAGGGCTAACAGTAGCAAGTACCTTGCAGATGCGATGATTAGCCCAAATAAAGATATAGCGCATGGCTACCCATCTGGCATTATGCCGAGCTATAAAGATGTATTAAGTAAGCAAGAAATAAAAGATATTGTAGAATATATAAATTCTTTATAAATGAAAAATACTATTGTGTTGCTTGTAATATTTACAGCGTTGCAAGCTCAAGCCAAGCACCTTCATTACGAAAAATACTATCAAGACAAATTCTGCTCTATGATGGGCGGAGTTACTGAGTACGTGCTACCTGATAAGACACGAATTGATTGCTTAACAGATGAATATGCAATAGAGGTAGACTTTGCTGAAAAGTGGGCTGAGAGTATCGGTCAGGCTTTGTATTATGCAAGAATGACAGGTAAAAAACCAGCTATTTATTTGATATTAGAAAATGAGAGTGATAATAGATTTTTAGAGCGTATAAAAAAAGCAATAAACATCAAAACATTTGTAGACTAGATATTAAACAAAAAAATCCTCTTTCTCCAACTCATCCATTTTATTTTTAAAAGTCGGGCTTTCATTTAAAAGTTGTTCTATTATTTTGGCTTTGCTGAGTCTGCCTTTAAACTCTTTTGCTATTTCTAGTAAAGTTGTGTTTGTTTTCTCTTTTAGAGTAGCATGTACCGTTACAGATGTTTCCCAAATGCTTTTATGTGCCATTTTTAAAACTCCTCTAAATAATCAGTTGGTTTTGGTTTCTTTTTTTTAGGTGCTTCCACTACTATAAAAAGTGGTCCTCTTAATGCTAACAGTTCTAAATCTACACCAGCAACAAATAAAACTGAATACCCATACACTCTTACGTCTAATGCCTCATTTCTTGCTCTTGTTTTTCCCCATCGTCCATCTTTACCGCGCTTTTCTGCTGTTAATTGTTTAAAATACTCCACTGAATACTCTTGCTCTGCTGGAAAGTGCATGTACCCAGCTCCTACAACTTCAGTCAATATGTGAGAATGTATTACGTTTTTTGCAGTATTTACTCCTATTTGGTACAAAGGTACATTGCCTTTATTCTTTCGTGAGGCTAATCGTGGAGCGATTGGAGCATCTACTACTTTTGAACCCTTAAAAGCAAATATTCTGCGCGAGAATCTACTCTTACAGAATGCGTATGCTTGTTTTGCTCTGTGACCTTGTGTATCTAAGCCAGTGCAATATATTTTCATTAATGAACCACTCTCATGTGTGAAACTCTTTAATAAAAATTCATCGAATCTTTGCCATACTTCAGGCTTTGACGTATCCCCATGAAATATTTTATAGCAAATGCTCCAACTTTCCTCAGCTTTCCCCCAGCCTATTACTTCGCATTCAATGCGATCATCTTGTGTATCTGCACCAGCTGTTAGAATTAATACACCCTCTGGCACTTCTGCTGTATAAGGTTCTTTTCTTGCTTCATGATCACTAATGTTAATCTTTTCATAATCCTCCTCCCATGTTCGCGCAAGAACTTCACTATAAAAAGCTTTTAATTTCAATCTGTCATTTTTGGCTGATAGAAATTCTCTTACTATGTCCGCCCATGTTACATTTGGAGAGTATGATAAAAAAGCCCATATGTGAGCTGATCTAATTCCCTCTTTTAAAGCTTTTGGATTTTCTGCTATCCATTTACCTTTTTTATCCATTTCTCTTTTATGTTTGTCATGAATTTTATAATTACATTTGGCACAACAAAAATAAGCAGTTTCAGGGTAGTGCATAATTGTTTTATCGTTTTCATCTTTGTCTTTATTCCAGCGCATATCTTCAAATTCAAACTTTTGGTAAAAATTACATTTAGGACATGGTAAGTGTCTATACTCTTGTGTACCTCGTTTGAACCAATAGTCAACGATTGATATGCCATCCATTGAGTTTTCATCTATTTCAGGCGTAAACTCTCCACCAACAGGCTTTCCACCTAATATATTTTTTCTATCCCAAAAATCAGAAGTACGTCTCATCATGGTAGTGACTGTATCACCAGCTTTCCCAGCTTCTTTTTTCCAAGTGTCAAGCTCATCACCTGAAACTACTCTTGCAGTTCTTCTGTTAAAATTTCTATCTGATTCCGCACCTAGAAATTCAGCATATCCTCCTGGATATAATTTCTTAATAGTTTTCTCTTTTTTTACTCGACCTCTCATGTTTGGAGTTTCAACTAAATCAGAAATAGCTTTGTTATCTCTAATCATTGGTTCAAACTCATCTTCCGCAAAACCTTTAGCCTCATCAGCATTTGGTTGGTAGTGAAGTTGAACAGACGGACGTTGATGAATAAAGTAAGCGGCAGCAATATTAATCATCTTTGTGTAACCCACACGGGTAGGCTTCATAAAAACGAATACTGGTGTTTTTTGGTCGGTCATTGCATCTAATAAGTCCTTTTGCCATGGTCTTGTTTTCCATTTACCAGGTGCAGATGATGATTCAGCAGATAAATAAAAATATTCATCCGCCCACTCTGAGCCTGTTAGCTTAGGTTTTGGCTTTAAAATGTTTATACCATATTGGACAATGGCTAATTGTTGTGGTACTAATCCCACTTAATTACCCTTAACTGCTCTTTTTGTCTATTATTTTCATCATCAATCCATTCTACTACCTCATTTGGCAAATCAGGAAAATTATTTTTTAAGTGATTTCCTTGATCGTTCATATATTGATTTAGCGGAGACAGTAGAGCATCAATAGCAACCTTTGCATCTTGTACGGTTATTAACTCACCCTCATTCTCTAAAAACTTCTGTCTATTTATTTTGCCTATCCAAAAATCTTTTATAATTTGAACTTTTTGCGACGGGCTTTGTGCATCTTTTAAAAGTGCTACAAGTTCATTTTGTGTTTCTTTATTGTCAAGTGATTCATTATTTTTAATTTCGTTTGGAATAGTGCTTTTCACTAACAGAGTAGTATCTTTTGTTTTTGAGAGTGCAATTGCTTGTATTGCTTTCTCTAAAATTAACTTTTTACCATTTGGAGAAAAGCATTTATCGAGTATCCCAGATTTGACATGCTTCGATACCATCGCTTGACTAACTCCTAAATATTTTGCTAATTCACTCTTACTAACTTCTGCCAAAATTTACCTTTCGTCTGATTTACTTAACCACTTTCTTAACCTTGGTTAAGTTTTGCATATAATGTATGTCGAAACAATTACTTAACCTACTTTCAAAAACTAATAAATAGTGAGTTTATGGGCTTCGCTTTACCCTCATAGGTTAAATTTTTTAAGGAGAACCTAAGTTTTATTTTAACCACTATCTTGCCTTTATCATCGCATAAGCCATTGCATTATCAAAATTCTTGTCAAATGTGCGTTCGAATACCTTAGATGTAATATCTTCAAACATCAGCATTACTTTCTCTTGTACCCCTTGTCGTTTGATTATAAACAATGGAATAGCACTACGATTTAGTATTTTGTTCGTACTTTTTAATTTCTTACCAGTTTTCTTACTTATCTTATGAGTTCTTCCCGCTTGCTTGCCTTTTACCCTCTGCATGATATATTCATCACCTTTGATTGTTCCTTTGAATGTATTCTTTAACTTTTTTAACTTTTTTTTAATTGCTTTATTCTTCTTTAGTCCGTATGTTTGAGTAAAGTATTTAGTAGGTATCAGCTGTGTTCCAGTTCTAAAGTCTCCCTCTTCAAAGTCCTCTAACCAGTAGGCATCCGTGTATATCTCTACTTGTGAATTTCTCTTGGTAGCGTTCTTACGTTTAACACCAAACTTAGTATTAGGCTTAAACCAATTAGAGCCTGTATTAAATGTATTTGATATATGGTTAGAAATACTTACTTGTGTCCCCATAGCTGTATCATTTAGGGCTTTGCTTATAGCGAATGGCAGTTGTTTCTTTTCAAAATCATTTAAGCCTTTAAGTACATCTTTGAAGTTAGATTCAATCTTTATCATCTAAGTATCCTTTCATCTCTAATTAATAACCAAACCCCTAAAATAAGGGCTTCTGTCCACTTTGTATTATTCCCTATAGTAACATTCCATTTAATATTAATAAATATGAGTTTAACCTCGTTATCAACGGCTCTCATAGCTATTACACATTGCTTACAACTTTGCATTTTTTGCCACCTATTTGCCCCCTTAGCTAAAATCATTTTCAAGATACACTTTCATATAGGTTTTCAACGTATTCCATGCCACTATCAGAGCTTAGTTTTGCATACTTTTCTGTCTGTTTTATATCTTTATGATTCATTAGTTTTTGTATCTTCTGAATAGACACATCAGCGATAGCTAAATGACTTGCAAACGTATGACGAAGTGTATGAATTACGACACGGTTTGCTGCATCTTTTTTATCTAAACCATTATTGAAGTATTCAAATATTTGAGAGAGTTTTCTATAAACTTTAGAGGAACTCATAGGTTTGCCATTCTCATTTATTACGTGTTGATGATTAGCTAAGTTTTTACTATGCTTGACTATTAGTTTAAATAGTTTTTCATTTAATTTGCTTGTATATTTATTGTCTCTTTTAAAGTCATTTAAAATAATTGTTTGTGTTTCAAAATTAATATCCATCTTTCGTATAGCTAAGATACTTGTTTTTCTAGCACCAGTACCAAGTGCCAATCTAACAAATAGATTCAACTGAGTATCATCACTAACAAATGCAAGTAGCTGTTTGATCTCTTCATTAGTTAAATATCTTTGTCTTGAATTATAGTTATGAAATAGTTTTATATTGACGAATGGTTTAAAAGGAATGAGTTTACTATCAACACCATAATTAGATATACGTCTAATTAGTTTAACAATAATATCAACCGTGCCTTTTTTAAGTCCATCAGATATTTTTAGTTCCTGTAATTCATTAACTAAACTATCATCAAGCCTAGCAATAGTTAAATCACCAAAGCTAGGCTGGATATGATTCTTATACATCTGCCTAGATGCTCTATTACTACTATTGTGTGCTTCTCTACTGTTAAAATAGGCACTTGCAAGCGCATCAAATGTTAAATACTTATAACCTTTTTTACTCAAGTCAATACCATGCCTAGCTTCACTTAGTATCGTATTTCTGCGCTCTATTACATTGCTCTCAGTAATCCCCTCAGATTTTTTACCTATTCTAGTACGATGTTTTTTATTTCCTAATTTGTAGCAAGCGTAATAGCTAATATCACCGTTTTTTAACCGGTTTAATTGAACCCTACCACCATACCGCTTGCTGTTTTCCATCAGCTTACATCTTCCATAAAATCAAATAAACTCCCAGTTGGTTCAGCACTCTTTGCTTTCTCAATCTGTATAAAAATCATTTCCAAAATATTTACACTCATAGAATTACCAGCTTGTTTGTACATTTGACTATTTGAAACAACTTGTTTAAATGCGTCATGAAAATCTTGCAGACGTAAACACTCTCTTGGAGTTAATTTTCTAATTCTGTATGGCTCTACAACTACGTTATTTTTTTGAACGGTAGTGAGACAGTTTGATGTTCCATTTTCATTTATTTCAAGCATCTGTTCAGTTGGAAGCCCACTAACTCTTGATTTAGGATTTTCAGGATTTCGCCCTCTAATTGCACCAATTGCAATTTTAGGCTCATGTCCTCCGCCTTGAACAGCAGTTATTGTGCTACAAATTCCATTTACTTCATAAACTCTTCGTGCTGAATCATGTGCTTTATTATCAAGCATTCCTGCTACTTTCACAAAATTATCATCAGGTCTACCACCTGCACGAGTAGTGATTGAAGATGCAACAACATCACCATCAGTAGGCTCAAACTTAAACCCATTGCCTCGTTCTTTCATTCTTTGGGTATGAGTTATAAAACCTTTAATTGCTTTTTCACTCAGATAATATTTCTCATCAACATCATCTTCAAGCACATCTTTTAATCTTTTAGTAAGTGGAACTTTTGGAGCAAAAGAAAAACGGTGATATAAATCAGCATCTTTAAAACCAACGATATAAACACGCTCTCTGTTTTGCGGAACTCCATAATCTTTTGTATTGACTACTTCATAATGGCAGTTGTAACCTATATCTCTAAATACTTCTAAAAAATCTTTTAAGGTTTGTCCGTTATTGTCTGAAACCATTCCCTTAACATTTTCATAAATAAATATTGGAGGTTGTGCTTCTTTGATGATTCGGTAATATTGCCAAATCAATTGACCTCGTTTATCTGAAAGACCTTTTTTAAGCCCAGCAATAGAAAAAGCTTGACATGGTGATCCGCCAACAATTACATCAACTTTGCCCTGGTATTGTTTACCATCCATATCGTTTATATCAACATGAAAATGCTCAGGTGCTATGTCGTAGTTTGCCTCAAAACTTTGTCTTGCATATTTATCGAACTCACAAGCAAATACATTCTCTACATTTTTATATACTCGTAATGCGCCTTGTTCAGGTGCTCCAATCCCAGTAAATAAAGAACCAAGCCTCACTTGATTTCTCCATCAATTATTTTTTGAGCAACTGCACAAGCAACGTCATAATCTCTAATAAAAGCTCTTAATCCTAAACTGCGGTTTAATCTAGAATTCTCAGTAAGCCACAACTGACCACCTTTTTCGTAAATATAAACAAAGTATCTATTGCCCTCATCATCTGAATCTATGTCGATAAATACTTCTTTTACATTGGCCATAATTACTTTTTACCTCCAGCAACCAAACCCATAACGTCTCTAGGTGTTGATGCCTGGCTATTTGTCTCACAAGGTTCATTGTGCTTGATTGTAAACGTTCCGCAGTGGTCATAATTTGAATTAAAAGTATTATTAGTCCCGTATTCGACAAATACTTCATTAAAATCAGGGTGGTCGTTACGAACTTTTTTAGTTGCATCAAGATTGTAGTTTGGGTCATACTTAGCTGCATTACTAAGCCAAGTGTTATAGGCCATGGACCAGTTTTTGTAAGTAGTGCCTTTAGAAACATGATGATTTAAAAATTTATCAAGCTGATAAGCTCCATCTTTTGTAACAGCATAACCACGTAACTTTTGCTTGTACTGTTCAGTTAAATTTTCGTATTGAGTATTTCTCTTAAGAGAGAAACTAAACTCATTTTTTTGCTTAGGCTCTATATCTGTAGTAGTCTCTGTAGTAGTCTCTGTATTGTTACAGTTTTTACTATAATCTAAGTTACTTTTTGACTCGCCCATAAGTTCCTTTTCGTCACTTATATACGCTTCTTTAAGTAACTGTTCTAAGGGACCATGATGTAGCTTATAGTATGTAGTTCTCATCATATTTATTCGCTTTGAAACTACACCTTTTTGTTGTAAAATTTTCACCGCATTAGTAAACTGTTTTTTGCTAATTCCAAGCTCTTCAGTCCAACTATCTCCATCGTTATAAAGTTCATTATCGCATGGCTCTATAAACTTGTAAAACTCTCGATTGCCATTTTTAGAATCCCAATAAATGAACTGTTGTAGCACCAAAGAAGCTATAATGCTTCCAGTAACTTTATTAAGCTCTTTTCGGTACGGGATAGAGTGATAATCACTAGCTATTATCTTAGTTGCAACACTCATTACGCACTCTTACCGTATTCATATTCAACTTCACCAAGATGCTCTTTTAGTTTATGAATAGGTATTCCATTAGTCACATAATCACTCAGTTTAAAACTCTTACTTAAAATGTTTTTAGCTAAACGCTTAAAGTAATTAGGCGATGAGTAAGGATTGAAAATATTAAGTGCATCAGAACACTTGTTAGGGTAGTGAGTATTAAAAAATCTTTGAGTTTTTTCAGGTACTGGCTTAGTGCCTTTACCATCTTGTAATTCAATTTGATAAACAGGCACTCTCATAGTTGCCATTAAACAAAAATAGTCATTTATCCTAAGCAGTGCACATAAGACATTGTCTTGAATGTTAAACTCCTCTTGCACCTCAAGAGCAACTTTTTTCAGTTCAGTAGATACATCTTTACCGTATAAAGCAAATTTATCACGCATAGTATTCTCCTAGTTCATCCAAACATGAACCCCTCAAAAAGAGAGCCAGCAAGAACTAGGTATAATTACAGGCTCATGTTTGGATTTATTTCAAATATGTTGTGGAAGCTATGGGTGTAGGTCCGTCAAAACATACATACCCATAGCCTCATAAAAACCCTACTGTAAGGGTTCTAATGAGACTACTTACTTGATAGTGATTGAATTACATTGTCAAGATTACGTGTAAGCTCACGCAACTCTCGTTTAATTTCTTCTAATATTTTTCATCCTTAATGATTTAATAAATGTCCACTCCAATATGCCCTTGTGATATAATCTACTCGTCAAAACAAAATCACACACAAGGACACATTACAATGGAAAATGAAATTAAAAATACAAACTTCGCCACTAACACAAATGCTAATGCAGAAGCTGCTTATGGTCTACTTACAGACCTCCTTTTGATGTTAAAAGACAAAAATCTCTTAAACGATTTAGAAATAACCTCACTTATGGTAAACAATAAAAACGCTGCTGATCTATTGCGTACAACACTTGACCACTTCTCTTCAAAGTAGTCTTTGGGTTTTTTATTGGGATGATTAAATTATTTTTCTTTATTCGCCTAGCTATTAATGCGATTAAGCAAATCATTTTTCACTCTCTTTAGTGTTATTACCTTGCTTCACCTTTTGAGCAACGTCTTTGGCTTCAACCATAAGTTCTACACCTTTGGCACCTAATTCTTCTTTTGTCAAACCTAATCTTTTAGATTGTGATGTAAGTTTTGACATGACCGTTTCACCCACTTTAATTAATAATTCAGGCACTTTTCCCCTTTGCAATTTGGTATATCATGGCATTTACTGCTGGTAGTTTTTTGTTTTCACCAAGCACCCAAGCCATATCAAGAGCGTATACGAACCAATCCATTAAACTCATGCCAGTATCATCTAATATCTTCTTTATAGTCTCATTCTGCGCTAGATCAGCATATAGTTCTGTAACGCTTCTAATCATGTCTGATGTGCTTCTACCCTCACGTTCTGCCAAAGAGTCTAAAACGTCTTTAAACTCATCAGTAACTTGCAATGATTGTGTTCGCATAATTCATAACTCCTTTATAATTTTTTAATATCTCACTCCAAAATGCCCTTGTGATATAATCAAGGTTGCAAAATCAAAATTTCACACAAGGACACATTGCAATGGATGCAAATAAAACAAGTATAGAAAACTTGCTCATAGACCTAAACGCTAGACAAGAAGCGTTCAACCAAACTTTCTCTTTAGCTATGGATTCTAAAAAGAATTTATCCCATGATGAAATCATAGAAAAACAGCTAAATATCTTTGACAACATCAGAAGATACTATGGCAAAACCGTACCTTTTGAGGAATAAGCAAACCACCTGTTCTTAAAGGTGGGCATATTTCACGACCATGAGCATCATATTTTGCTGTAGCTTTTCTAGTTCTTGGTTTAGCTATTTTTTTCTTCTTTTTCACTCTATAACTCCTTTATAATTTTTTAATAATCCACTCCAAAATGCCCTTGTGATATAATCGCTTTGCAAAACTAAATCAAACACAAGGACACATTGCAATGGATAAAAATACAGTAATCCAAAACTTTAAAAACGATGACAAAGACCCAGCTACAAGAACGGAAGTTCAGCTAGACAATATCACCACGCTTTTACAGCAAATACTTGAAATACTTAAAGAGAAAAATACTTAATTCTTTTTCTTTTTAGGTATAGTCTTAACTAGGATATTCATCGAATATCCATCCTCATAATCATTATAAACTGCATTTCTTCTGACAACATGCTTTACAACCATTCCATTCTTTTCTGCATATTTTTTTATATGCTTTTCTAACTTATCTATTCTCTTTTTTTGTTTCATCCATTGTTTCAATTCATAACTCCTTATTAGTATCTTGTTATTGTGTTGGTGTTTTATCGCTGGTACTATTCAACCTATCAAACAGCAACGAATTATCATCAAAAAGTTCATCTGATGTAACTTTTATAATTTTTGCTATTTGACGTATCCGTCTATCAGGTATCTTATTTTTAGATTTCCATTGAGAAATGTTTGAATGAGTAATATTGAGCTTTTTAGCTAAATCTATAGTTTTCATAATGTTACTTTAACTAACTTGTTATTAATGTTATCTTAAGTAACACTATAAATGTTAGAATAACTTACAATTTTAGGAGAAAAAATGACACTAAAAGAAATAACTGGTGCAAATATAAAAAAATATAGAAATAAAATTGGATTGTCTCAACTTAAACTTGCAGAATTAACAGGAATAGGACGTTCATCTTTAGCACAATATGAATCAGCATTTGCTCTCCCTCCATTAGATAATGCTTTAACTATTGCAAAAACCCTACAAACAACAGTAGATAGAATAATAGGAGAACCTAATATTATTGAAAGCGATAAAATAGTAAACATTCCGTTCTATAAAGATACATACGCAAGTGCTGGTGGTGGATCAATAAATTATGAACTAATGCCACCTGCGTCACTCTCTTTTAATAAAGAATTTTTAGAAAATGTTTTAAGCACTAAACAATTTAAAAATATTCATGCCATTAGATGTATTGGAAACTCAATGGAGCCAACACTTAAAAATGGTGAAATGCTTTTTGTAAATCCAGTAGAAAATGAGGGTGGAACAACTCAAAATGGCGCAATATACGTTGTAAATTACTACGGCGAGGTTTATGTTAAACGTGTAACAAAAGACCCTAAAACAAAAGCCCTAATGCTCCATAGTGATAATAAAGAAGAACACCCACCTATGGAAATTAAAGATGAAGATTTAAATGAATGCCAGATTGTAGGTAGAGTTGTAGGGCATTTAGAGTGGGTTTAAATTATGACCCTAAAAACTTACCCATAAAGCCCAATGCACCACTCCATGTTTGAGCTTTGCTTAATATCTCTGTTGATTTAGTAAAAATATCACTAGCTTGATTTGAAAAACCGCTATTTTTAAATGCTTCATTGTAAAGAATGACTTTCCCACTTGCTTGCTCTACATGAGAAGAAAAAGCTTTAACTCCACCAATTTCAATATCAACGATACCCTCAAACATTTCTTCGACAAAACTATAAAGTACATCTTTATAGTGTGTTGCTGTATCTGAGCTATCAATCTCTGCTCTCATTTTAGTTAAAGCATCAGATAACTCTTTAATAAGTTTTTCATCTATATTTTCTTCTGGCATATATTGACTTACTGTTTCAAGAGTAACAATATGTGTCTGTATGCCATTTCGCTCATTTGAAATATTACGTTGAAGCGATTTACATCCAAAAATAGTTCTAAGAAAAATAATAAGGTCTGGATGGGCTTTTTCTTCTAAAATATCTATTTGGGCTTCACATAGTCTAAGCTTATTAGAAACAGCAATACATCCTTCGACCTCAAATACGTTTTCAAAAACTTCAAATGCTATAATGCCTATTGTTGATTTAATTTTATTTGCAATTAAAGCCAGACGATGTGCTGAGTTCACGTTGATTCCTTACTAAGTAATTTATTAACCCAATTATATCTTTAAATTTAGCATTAACTGATTTTAGAACTATCATATCTTCCTCATCAAGCTTTAATGTATCTTTACTATATAGGGACTTTTTTAATTTATCTAAATCCTTATCAAGATCAATTAGTACTTCTTTGTTATTTTTCACATTAGCTCCTTACTAACTTTTTCCAAAAGCATATCATAATGTTATTTATACTAACAATATTAAGCTCTATTTAATGTTATCTAAGCTAACATTCTCTCATGCAACCAATCACCAAGGAGTTGCACATAACCATGTGATATGGCAATGGCGAGAGCTTTGAGTTTATGTTATGACTCAGAAGTACCGCACTCAACTACGGTAGGAGTGTTGGAAACAAGGGGTAGCCACCAAATAGCTAATTTACATTCACCCAACCGCCGAAGCAAGCCCCTTATTGCTTTTACTCCCTTAAAAAGAAAACTTCTCATTTTCACGGCGGTTGCGTGAGTGTAAAAATATAAATCTATATACAGAGGATAACTATTGCATCCAAAACTAGGAGAACCAAACGCACATTTTAGAAGAAAATTAACACCTGTAAAGCGAAAAATCTCTTTAGCTGAAGCTGTAAATAGAGAAAAAATATACACTGTTAGATTTTCAAAGTCTAAAGATGTTTAATAAAGTCATATTAGTAGGTCACCTTGCACGTGATATTGAGCTTAAATACACTCAAAGCTCTTTAGCAATAGCAAAAACTGCAATTGCCACAAGCCGTAAGTTTAAAGCTCCCAACGGTCAGCAAAAAGATGAAGTAATGTTTATTGACATTACATTCTTTGGACGTTCGGCTGAAGTTGCAAATCAATATTTGCGCAAAGGCTCAAAGATATTAGTCGAGGGTCGTCTAACTCTAGATCAATGGACGGACAATGCGACAAGTCAAAAACGCAGCAAACATCAAGTCACCGTTGAAACAATGCAGATGTTAGATTCCAATCCAAATAATCAACACCAATACTAAAGGTCGTTCATGACACATATTTCAATGCTAAGTGGGGGGCAAGACTCAACCGCTATGACGCTTAGACTCTTAGAGTTAGGTGAACCAGTGGACTATATAGTATTTAATGATACTGGACTTGAACATGATGAAATGTATGAGTATATAGACAAATTAGACGTATTCTTCCAACGTAAATATAAAAAGAAAATAATCAGATTACATCCAAGTAAAAGTTTTGAGTCATGGACATTTGGCAAAACGACAAAGGGTGAAAAAATTGGAATGATACGCGGTACTCCAAGAGTCTCATTACCTTGCTTTTGGCGAAGAGAGTCCAAAGAGTACCCACTAGCAAGATGGCTTAAAGAACAAGGCATTACAAACTATATCAAGTATGCAGGCTACACATCTACAGAAACAGAACGCGCTACAAATATGGGCTTATTCAAGTATAGAGCACCTTTAATAGAATGGGGATGGGATGAAGCTGATGTACAAACATATTTAAAATTAAATCAAATGGAAAACAAGCTATATCAACATTTCTCACGTACTGGTTGTGCAGTATGCCCAAAACAACGCTTAGATGATAAGTACATGGTATGGAAACACTACCCCAAGCATTGGGACTACATGGTTGAAGTAGAAAATAAATTACATGATCTACGAAAAGACAATGGTGAAAAACATGACCCAGCATGGCATGACAAACTATATTGTGCAGACATGGAAAAACTATTTGTGAAAAAAGACAGACAAGCCACGTTTGAATTTGATTTTGAACCAGTGCAAGACTGCTTTTGTGTAATTTGAAATTAGTAAATAATCAACACCAATACTAAGGAAAACAATGGACGGAATCGTATGGTACTACCTAGCAAAAGGTGAAAACGGCGAAGAGATAGAAGAGACGTTTGAAACAATGGAAGCTGCAACGCAAGCAAAAAGTAAAGATACAAGAGAAACGTCTTGCATCGGCAATAAAACGGAGAACGCAAAAAATGAGCGATGAAGTTGTAGAACCTAAAAGCTACAAAATTGCAAAATCAGAAAATGGTTTTTGGCTTGTCTATGAGTTCGAAAAAATAGGTGAAGAAGTAATTGTACAGCTCTGCCACACATACAATAAAGCTATTGACTACATGGACAAAATAGAGCTTATGAACGACCCAGAAAACTTTTAAAATACAGGAGATATAAAATGGACACGAAAGAAGCAGTACAAAACATACTAGAAGAGTCAATAAAAGACATCGTAATAGACGGCATTAAAAAGGTAGATATTCAGGGTATTTTTAATACACAAATTGAAAGCGTAGTTAAAGAAGTTGCTAGAGATATGTTTAGCTCTTATGGTGATTTTTCAAAATCATTAAACGAAAAACTAAAAAATGAAATAGAGTTTAATATTAATTCTGTAAATCTTCCACAGTTTGGTGCAATTGCAACTGAAATTGTAAAGAGCAACCTACAAGGTATAGAAAAAGCTCACAAAGAAGAGTTAGAGAAAAAAATCAAAAAAGAGATTGACATCTTTTTAGGTGTTACAAAAGAACCAGCAACAACTAATAAACTTTTGGAATTATTTTATGAAAATGCATATGAAGAATCCAAATATGACAACTGTAGTTGTGATGAAGAACCTCGTGACTTAGATGATTTCATGCAATACTTTGAATACAACTCTAATAGAACTTTTGAGTTTACTTTGCATGAAAGAGACACTGACTACCATTTTGAAACTGGTGGATGCGTTACTCACTTAAACCTTTTTACTGAAAAAGATGGAGATAAATACGGCATATCACTACACATTAACAGAAGAAAAGATGAAGAAAGAGACGACAAATCTATCTCCGATGATAAATGGAGAAAAACTTCTAATAATTTGTATTCAATCATTACTATGGAAGTTAATGGAAAATACTTAACACGTGAAGGTGTGATTGTATATAACGATTTAAACAATGACTTGGAAAAACTATTAGTAGGTATCTATCAAAACAATGCACTTTTAGATTTATCTAATTTAGATGGTGTTGAAATGGAAGAAGAGTAGGAGCTAAAATATGCAATTAAAAATATTTGAAGTAATGAAAAAAGGCGCAAAAAATTATAGCTCTCTTTCAAGAGCAGAGAAAGCACAAGTACTAAATGCATTAAATGGTTCACATGAAATGAATCATGTTAGCGAACAAGTAGCATGTGCTAGATGGGTTGCCAAATATGGTCAAACTTTAGATTAATACTAAAAACTAAAGGCTAAAATTGAAAACTTTTGAAGAGTACCAAAAAGAGAATGCTTTTGAAAAAACAGTTTTATATAAAAAATTAACTGGACGTGATCCATCAAAAGAAGAGCTAATCGAGTTCTTGCGTAGTGAGTATGGCGAATGGATTATTGAAAATCAAGGTACTGCTTTTGGTGAAGTAGATACATCTTTTGTTGAACAGTTCGGAGGATTAAATGAATAAACTTGAAGCATATGAACAAGAACTTGCACACAAAAAATGTGATGAATTTATGTTGCTCTACAAACGAGAACCAAAATCTATTGAAGAGCTTAAAGCGTTTATGTACACAAATATAAAGGTAGGAAATTATGATAGGTAATTCATTTAATAACGATTTTAGAAAAACAAATAGTAAATTTAGAAGAAACATATTTCTTGTAATTGGTGGAGTAACTTTGTTTATATTCATTGTATATGGAGTAATCACATTTTTTGCAGTAAAAGAGATCAATGATAATGGTGGAGTAAGAAAAACTATTGTCAAATATGGTAAAGAAATTAAAAGTATTACAGATGAAATCAACGAAAACTAAACCAATATTATTTAATACTCAAATGGTTAAAGCTATTTTAGATGGACGTAAAACGCAGACACGGAGAGCTTGTAATATTCAGCCATCAATTAGCGCATGTAAAGACATATATACTGATATGTATAATAAAAACCCTCTTCAATGGTGCTATTGGTGTAAAGATGGAAGATTACATAATTACATAGAAAAACCTAAATACCAAGTCGGTGATGTTCTTTATGTTAGAGAAACATGGCAAGACAAAAAAGGACTTGAAAAGCAAAACATTGGTTTAAACTATGATGAGCCTTTATATAAAGCTACAGAAATTAATCATCTCAAAAAAGATAATAGAGAGTACACAAAAATAATTAAATGGAAACCATCAATACACATGCCAAAAGAGTACGCTCGTATCTTCCTAAAAGTCATTGGTGTTAAGGTCGAACGGTTGCAAGATATTAGTGAGCAAGATTGTATCAGTGAGGGAATAGAAGTTGAAGAAAAAAGTGGAGAGTGGTTCAGAGACTATTTAGAAAAATATCCAAACTTTAATATAAAATTTCCAAGAGAAAGTTTTATCAGTTTATGGAACTCAACCACTAAAGATGGGGATAAATGGGAAGATAATCCATATGTGTTTGTTTATGAATTTGAGAGGGTTGAGAAATGAAAATAGTAGCAACAGGTGGTTTTGTAGAAAACACACAGCAAAATATGCTAATTGGTAAGATAACGCCTAATTGTCAGATTATGCCTATTAATCAACCATTGTTAGAAGCTTGGAATGAAACATCAAATTTAATGAAAAAACAAATTGATAGTTCGCTTGGATTGTCTCCAATGCTTATAGATACTCTTATAAATACTAAATTTTCACTAAATATTCCTATAGTAGAACATATAGACTTAATTAAAAAAATTGAAGAAATTCATAAATCATTAAATGGACATGAACGAGTGAGGTCTATTGTAGGTGTACGTAAATTTAGGAGTAAAAAATGACAGGCATATTCATATTTCTAATTGGTTTTTCATTCGTATTAGGCGGTGCTCTTGTAATGCAAATTTGTACTTCTACAATGGATCGTGAAAGAAAATACCAAACAGAACCAAAACCATAATTTACAACTTCATTAATACTATATTATATTTAGCTAAAATTACAATAAATTTATAATAAATCAAAACTTAATAGTAAGCACTATGAAATTTAACTCATAAAAGGATTTATGATGGCAGAAGAGAAGAAGGGAAGTAATATCACACAATTAAGATTGAGCGATAAGCAAAAAGAAGAGTTACAAAAGAAAGCTGATGAAGTTGGATTACCTCTAACTCAATATATTATGTATCTTATCACAAGCGATTTAAAAGGCAAATAGTCGCTTTTCCTAAAAAAGAAAAGCCAAATACATATCATTTACATATCAAACTATTGACATATTAGTTATTAATTGGCTATACTTTGCTTATCAAACGATAAGGAAGTGATATGCAAATGGTTAAAATTCATTCAAAACAAGTTGCTGATAACACTAATTCAGTAAATGCAAGAGAACTACATTCATTTTTAGAAGTTAAGAAAATATATGCCAATTGGATAAAAGATAGAATTTCTAAATACGGCTTCATAGAAAATCAAGACTACATCATAATCGAAACCAAAAAGCAAGGTAACAACGCAACACTAAAAGAGTATTACATAACTCTCGATATGGCAAAAGAACTTGCAATGGTAGAAAACAATGAAAAAGGTCGTGAAGCTAGACAATATTTTATCAAGGTCGATAAAGAACACCACTCAGGTCAAACAGACCTAAAGCAAATAATCCTAACCCAAAACACAACAATAGCACTTCTTCAAACACAGTTGGAATCTAAGCCAAAGCAAATAGAAAATAGACACCCGCGCTCAAAGCTCCCACCACTTGAACACAATAACTTCATTGAACTTGTTTTCCAGATGATAGAGCAAAAAAGAGATATTGCAAAGTTCAAAAAAGTTTTAACTGAACGTGAAAATAACATGCAAAACTTCCTAAACGGCTTTGTCAGAAGATACCCAGAAGTTAAAGAGTACGTAGAAAAATACAACACTTGACGGCTCATGCCGTTCATATTAATTCATATAAAGGACATATCATGCAAGAATTTGTAAGCACTGGCACCCTACTCTCTAAAGTCATTGAGGGAAATGAAAAATTCCTTGCAGAAAGTAAAGGTGACCTCTTTATTGATGGTGTTCATTTCGCTATTCCAAAAGGTAGAAAATATACTCTTTGGAATGTTGAAAAAATGCGTGAATGGGCAAGAACAACAGTTACAAATGAAGATGATGAAATAGCAAGTGATTTTGTTGAAAAAATGAAGAAAAGTTTAAAAAAGGTATAATCATGAGCGTTGCAAAATCGGCTGACCAAAAAGGAAACAATTTGGTTAGTATATTTACAAGAGGTTCTAAGCTCTATTTGCAGTTCATTGTAAACGGTAAAAAGCTACAAAGAAGTAGCGGTTTAACTGATTCTAAAGCAAATAGAACGCTTATAAAAAGAAGTGTAATACCAAAACTTGAAGCAGCCATCATTAACGGTGAGTTTGACGAAAAAGAGAATGCACCTAAAACTTTTGAACACTATGCAAGCAAGTTCTTACTCTCTAAAGAGAATATAAAGACCTATAGAGAGCTAAAAAACATAGTTGTTAATCAGCTTTTGCCTGTATTTGGTAAAAAAAGAGTTGATGAAATAAGAAGAGTTGATGTTAAAAGTTTTATTGATGAAAAGCTTGAAGAAATCACGCCTAAAAGAGCTAGAACTCTTTTAAGTGCTATTAGTGCGATACTAAGTGTTGCGATTGATTACGAAGATATTGTATCAAATGTGGCATTAAATATCAAACTACCAAAGCACGTTAAAAAAGAAGTTGATCCATTCACAAAAGAAGAAGTTGAAATACTTTTAAAATCTTCAGATGGATGGTTAAAAAACTTCTTGGCATTTGCATTTTTTACTGGTGCAAGATTAGGTGAACTTCTAGCTCTTAGATGGAGTGATATAGATTTAGACAATGGCACTATTTCTATTAATAGACGTATACGTCAAGGTGAACTTAACACGCCAAAGACGAAAAGCAGTATAAGAGATATTCCTATCTTGGAACCGCTTATACCTTACGTTAAGTCACAGTTTGAGATTGCTAGAAAAAATAAAAGTCTTGTAGTGTTTCAGAACCCAAATACGAACGAAATGTTCTTTGGAACTAAAACGCTAACACCACACTGGAAGAATTTGCTAGAAACGTGTAAGATGGAATATAAGATACTATATAACACCAGGCATACGTTCATAACAAATATGCTAAAAAGTGGTCACTTTAGTATCTTAGATATTGCGCAGATGGTAGGACACACAAATAGCGAAATGATTATCAAAAATTACGCTAAATATATCAAAGGTGAACACTTAAAACTTAAGCGAAACTTCAACCCTTTTGCTGACAATTTAGCTGATAGTATGGGTTAA